AAAGTGCTAGATGTTCCAGCAAACGTTTTTGTACCTGTAATGGTCTGTACGGTGTTTGTAGTTACGTCGCCTGCTGCGGCTGGAGTCGTACTCGCCCATGTTGTGCCGTTAGATGTTAATACGTTGCCTGCGGTTCCTGGCGCTACAAACAAAGGTGAGCTAGTACCGTTACCAAGAATGACGTTATTGGCTGTTAGGGTAGCAAGACCCGTACCGCCGTTGGCTACCGTTAACGCCGTAGTAGTTAAAGTTAAGCTAGCGGCTGATACCGCACGGCCTGCGGTTACGTTAGCAATAGTTACTTGATCAGTAACGCCGCCTTGAACAATAGGAAGCACTTCAGTACCCGCTAAGGGCGTAGTCGCGGCGGGTAGGTTTGAAATTTTTACGTTTGGCATACTAATTCCTTAAATTAAGATAAAAAATCCATCTTCTTGTACTAAATTGTCGCCTGACTCGGTTAACAAAACGCCCGAACTTGGAGTAGCCCCTGTACGGTTAGTAAAAAAGGCAACAATATTGCCTAGCCCTAAAGCTACACCTGTACGAGTGCTAACGCCCCAACTCATCTGAAATTAATAGGTTTAGCGTACACGATTCCAGCCGTACTGATCTGTAAAGCGCTAACGCGCCATTGACCTGTAATGGTTGTTGGTACAGTGAATGGAATAGGGGTTAACGCTGGAATAGGAGTACTAGATGTAGTAGCCGTTACGCCTTCACCAACAGTAATGTAAGCTGCTTCAGTACACCAAACCAATACACCTTGTGGGCCTGGAGGCCAAGGCCCTAAAGTAACCGCTGCACCGCTTGTATTATCAGAATCGGCGGGGTAATTTGAATCTGCTAAGGGTCTTAAAAAATCCATGCTGGCTCCTTATGCTAAAAAGCGTAAAAATTTCGTTTTTCTCGGTTTTCTGTTTTAGGTATTACTTGCAAATTTGTTGGGACGTGCAATCCTGAAACGTATTTACCTCGAAGGGGAATAATGTGATCGACTTCCCAAATAAAGCCAAACATACTTGTACGCAGTTTAGCAAGTTTATAAGCCTCACGCATCATCCATTTGTCGTTTATTGTAAGCCATTTTGGCACACGGTTAGCTCTTTTTGCAACATTAGCTACAGCTCTAGCATTATATTCAGCTGGGTGTTTTTGAATATACCGTTTAGTTTTAGCTTTTACTTTTTCAGGATTTGCTTTAACCCAAGCTTTTGCTGCAATTTTTACTTTTTCTGGGTTTGCTTCTTGCCAGCGTTTTACACGGGTATTGTGCAACGACCTATTGTTTTCTAACCATTTACGTGTAGAAAGTGTATATTTTTCAGGATTTGCTAACCGCCATACGTTTGATTGAATACTAGCGCACTCTACACAATGTGCTTGTTTAACGTATCTTTCAGATAAATGCCCCCATTTGCAAGGTTTACCTGTGCAATATTTATCTAATCCAAGGGCTTTTGCTTCTCTACGTTTCACGCAAGGAACCTTAACTTATAGAGCGTTGATAAATATAACTCAATGATACTGTCAATTAAATTTTGAAGCGGTGTATCTGTTTTATCACAAATATCGTAACGCATTGCTTCTAGTTCGGCAAGTTGATCTTCTAAAAAAACTACTACATTTTCAGTCTTTTTAGCTGACATTAAACTAATTGGGCCAATTAAACCGTAACGACCTTGAAAGGCTTCTGCAAAATCATCTGCTAAATCAATAATATTTTCGTAAAACTTCTGTAAAGCCTTATGTTTAGAGTAGCTGCGGGTGTTTAAATGTACTGAATGGGTAACATCCCTAGCTAAAAACAACATTCCTACAAAGTCAGCGCAGTTTTTCATTGTGGTAATCCTTGTTGGGGCGTGGTTTCTGGAACTGGATTAGGTGTTTCAGCTAGCACTTGTATTGGTTCGCGCTGCAAATCTTGACCAACTAGATCACCGGTATCTAAAGCAGCTGCAATGGTACCCATGACAATATCTTGGATCTGTTCAGGCGTCATGCCTGCGGAAACAGCGCTAATTCTCTGGGTTTCAGCTTGATACGCTTTAACTGTTGCTTCAAAGTTTTTACGTTCAAGGTCTTGAACCTCAATTGACTTGTTAACGTTTTGTAGCATACCAAAAACGTTGTCTAGTTCGGCTTGCAAAGCACCAATTTGTTGTTCTGCAACCTGTAAAGCTGGGTCTTTGTCATCCGTTTCAAGCAATTTAGGATCAATAGTTTTGGCAAAACGTTGAGAAATCTCTTGAGCGCCAGGCCAATCCATGTTTTTAACAAACAAATCGCCTGCAATACTCCATAATTGGGGCGCGGCTTGTAACAACTGAGCCATGCCGTCTAAAGCCTCTTGGCGTTTAGTCATGTAGCTTGGGCCTGTAGTCACTACAACGTCGTACCGGCCAACTCCGGGGTTATAAATCTTTTCAATTACTACGTCTGTTTCTAAATCCCGTATTTCTTTAACGGGTTCTGGCTGCATGGGGTTAATTTTAACCATGCCAACTTCGCCATCAATACCCACAATTCGAGCGATGCGCTCGGTATCGTAAATTTTAGGGATTAAATCTACTAATTGACGCGTAATATGACGAATTGCACGAGCAAGGTTGTCTACATAGTGGTAAGTACCTGTATCACCCTGCTTTTCACGCGCCAAAATAGCTCGTCCAGAACGCTCGTTGGATGTTGCGCCTAAACTAGAATCATACTGCCCTGTAGTCGATTTAATATCATCACTAGCACCCATTTTGGCTTGAATTAAACCAGTTTGGGGTAATGGGGGAGGCGCACGCTGAGGCAAAGGCAATACAGCACCCATACCATCCGTTACATCAGGGTTAACTTCTAAATATGGCCAATTGGTTGTGTTAGCAGTTTTCCACTGCATCTCATAGCCTTCAAATTGACCGCCATAACCAATAAACGGTGCTTTGGGGGCAAGAGCTAGCATCTCTGCTTCTTGTGATGTCCAGTAGTTGTACATCCGCTGCGCGTCTTTAGCGTTGCGAACCAAGCCAGATATGTAAATCTGACCATCTACTTCAAATTCATTACCGATTACACGCACTACAGGGATGTATTTACCTGCCCATTCCCGTTCTTCTAGCACTTCGTAGCCGTTAGTTTTCATCCACATAACTTGCTTGCGCTCAACAACACGGCTGCGAATAGGTTTTAAACCCATTGCTTTCATATCTTTATCTTCCCGCGAGCCTTCAAAATGACTGACGTTGCCTGGGTACAAATTAAGGGTTTGATTCTTAACCTTGTAGTAAAAATATTCAGCAATACGAATAGTATCTTCTGCAATCCATTGCGAAAGATTTTGATCGCCTACCCCGCTTGCCAATATAGAGCTAATGGGCGCGGCGTCGGGGAACATTCGTTCGTAGTCGGTTTTGTAAATGTCCTCGGTAATAAACACATATTCGGCGTCTGCCCCTGTAGGGTCTTGCGCCATCGGATCCATGTACACACTGAAACTGTTGCGTATGCGACCAATCCGTAAGTCTTGGTCAAAACTGTTCTCGTCACAATACTCAGTCAACACGCGGATGTAACCTTCTCCGTAAGTAACTTGGTTTTCACAGGCAGTATCGTAGGCAACATCAGCGTCGCTCATGTACTCAATATGACGAACCATGCCGTCAAATATCTCAGCTACGGCTATATCAGCTTTATCGTCTGCAGGGATAACCTTGCCAGAGGGCCGATTCTGCCGCTGTTCGTTAGTTACTTGACGGACGTGCTGTGGCAGCTTGTTGATGGTTAGACATGGACGAGCGTTGATCGTTTGACCCTGCACCGAACCACGAGTAGACAGCACGTCTGCTGGCCATTGCCATTGGTTGTCAGGCGACCCCGCCATAAAGCGTAGATCGTCTAGTTCATCCTCACGGCTATCGCTGTACGCTGACACCGCAGAGGTGTAGCGGCTGCGCATTAACCCTAATACGTCACGATGATCAGGGCCATCAATTTCTGGGCCACCTCGTTCTGCAACGATGCCGGCTTTATTAATGCCTGTTGGGTCTTGGTTGATTGTTGCCATTATCTGCCACGTCCACTCGCTCGTTTCATCGGTTTAGCTGCAGCGCGTTTAGTCGCATAGGCAATAGCCACGGCCTGTTTGACGGGTTTGCCTGATTTAATTTCAGCTTTTACGTTAGAACGAAAAGCCTCTTTGCTTGTTGATTTTTTCAATGGCATGATTATTTCGCTTTCTTCATGGGCTTGGCTGTTTTAGCAGATTCCTTAAAATCCTTAGCAGTAGGCGCACCTTTAGCGCCTGCTTTGCGCATTTTTTCGCCTGATCCTGCAGCAATACGGGCGCGTTTAGCATGAATATTGGCGTACAAACCAGGTTTACTTGCCATTGTATTTCTCCTTTTAGCAGTTCCAGCTTTTGAGCGCGGCTTTCGCGCGGGGGGCGTCGCCTTTGGCGTGTTTAACAACTCCTGACATTCTTGCACAGAATGATTTTTTACGCCCTGCGTCCGCTTTAGTTTTAGGATTTGGAGCAGGCGCTTTAAGATTTGCATTATTTTTTGCATTATAGGCCTTTCGACCTGCTGCGGTCATGCCTGCACCTTCAGCAGTTGATTTGTAGTTACGACTTTTGCCCGTAGTCGTGCGAGGGATAGGTTTGTCGTGTGATTTTTTTGTAGCCATTTACGCCCCCATCCAAGAGTTAACGATTCCCTGCTGAGAATAAGACCGAACGGGGCGCTTGTCAACATATTCACGGTGTGCTACAGGGTACGCAAACGTCAACGCAATCGCATCTGCGGCGTCGGGTGACGCTAGACCTCTTGCCTTCATGTCTTTTTTGCTTTCCAAAAATATTGCACCTTTACTGTCTGGCTTCATCAGTGGGCTAATTAGGTCAGTTTTAAGCGATCTATCTTTAGGGATGCTAGCACTTCGCAACCACTCCTTCATGTCGCCCCACATTTCCGCCCGTTTGTTGCCATACATCATCATGTTTTTAGATTTATTGGCAAAATTAACGCCCTTGACCTTGTAGCGCTGCTCTTTTAGCCGATCCACTACGCCAGCGCCTAGCCCACCTTCATCAATGTTGACGAGTACCGGCTTTTTTTCTTTCCTGCCCTCAATTATCGCACCCCCCCT